ATTAGCTATTTTAGTAATCTTGGGAGTTTTAGCATCTATAATTTCTCTAATATAAATGTAAAGTGCTTTTTTATTAAAAATATCTATATTTTCTCGTTTTCTAAACAATTCTAAAATTGCATCAGCTATTTTAGCATCATCTTCTTTAGGGAAAATATTATAAATATTCTCTGTTATATAATCAACATAATCATCAATAAAATAAGACAATCTATCTTTATGTTGACCATCATCATCTAACGTATATGAATAAGTTTCATCTGTTTCTAACTCAGACACAGGTACTTTATCAATTCGTTTCTTATAATTCTTAGTATTAGATATAATCAAATAACGTTTAACAATTGTGCCAAAATATGAATATGCTTTAGCACCTTTACTTTGATCATATAAATGTATCTTAGACAATAAGAATGTTATAATCTCATGTTGTAAATCCTCAATATTATCTACTTCTGTATAATAGAATTTGAATGTGTGGATAATATTTTCGGTTAATTTGAAAAAAGCATAATGAATTTTGCGTTCATATATTTTACTTTTTTCTTCAGGATCTAGAGTGTTATTATACAACACAATAGAATCTTCTGTTTCTTGTGTAAAGTATATATTAGATTTCTTTGGCTTCTTTTCCATTAGCGATTGAGTCTAAATTGGTTGAATTGTTCTTGAAGAATTTGAACTGTTCTAAAGAAAAAACCAATTTCATCATCACTACTAAAAGCACCACGTGCGTCTACTTCTTTTAATTTTTGTTCTGATTTGGTTAATACATCACTAAACTTATTCATATATGTTTCATAATTAGTGATAATATCTTCTGCTTTTTCATTCTTCTTTAAGAGATTCCAAGTTGAATATCCTAAAATACAAACCAGTACTGATAAAATTGATATTGTTACAATAACCATTATAAATTATTTAATAAATTTGCTAAACTATTACTTTTAACGCTACCTAAAGCTTTAACTTTAGTTGGTTCTTTCTTTTCACTTTTTCCTAAAGCAAAATTATTTGTTTTAGCCTTAGGCTTTCCAAATTTTTCTAACCATTCTCCTTCCCATTCAATTCTAGCAGCAGCAAAATCAGCCTGGTGTAGAATATGAAGTAATGATGTACGTGGTTTAGTTTCTGGCATCCATGTTTTAAGATATGGTTCATTTGTTGGATCATACAAACCATCATGTAACTTAATAGCCAACATTTCGTTTGTAGACATTTTGATACCTAATTGAGTTAGTAACCAAATACCTCTATCAGGTACAGTCATATACTGGAGAGCATCATTAAATTTATAAACTTCTCCTCGGTTTTTAATTTCCCATTCGTTATCATTGTCTAAGCAAGCTGGATGTTCAAAATCACCAAATTTACCTAAATCGTGATTAATCGCTGAGAATACTAATTCTTCGGTAGTGTATGTATCTTTAACTCCAAACTTCTTCCAAACCTCATTAATCTCCAGAGACAATTGAATAACACGATTCACGTGATCAATATATCCTCCAGGAAAACAATTATGATACTGTGGTTTGTGAGCAGCAGGCATCATTTGAAACCTGTCTTCATATTGTTTATAAAATGACAATAATTGGTCTTTACGTTCTCCAGTGATATATTCTTCAATATAACCTAGAAACGTTTCCCAGTTAGACATAATTTGTTCTGCTTCTAATTTCATAACTTAATTTTTAAATTTTTATCTTTCGTATTGTGGATTGATTTCATCCGGCGTCATTGGTTCACGATCTACAAAATCACTAGCGTCCGATGCTATCTCTCTAGTCTCATTTATGATCTGTTGGAAATCTTCTCTTGTCCCACCCATGTTCAGAGCCATGTTCAATTTCTCCATGTTCCCTTCTATTTGTGCCAATCGTCTTCTTACTGTGTCTCTATATTTCATATTTGTGTTTATTTTATCTTTTAAACCCGTATTTATAATATAACCTGAAAAAATGGAGAGGCCAAGCTTACTTTAAAAAAAGTTCTACTTGATCCTGAATTGGTTTAAGAAAAGCACATTTTTCATACTCTTCTGTTGATATAAAGTACTCAATACTTTTTTGTAATATATCACTTAACCGTTTTGTAGCCCTATTCTCCAGGGTCTCTAAATGACTCTTATTTGTTATATCAAAATCTCTTATATGCTCTAAAGCTCTATTATAGACTATATACTCTCCAGCTTCTCCTACCTCACTAATATCCAGAGCCGGTGTAGCTAATTTAAAAAAGGATAATAGTTTAATACAATAATTTTGATAATTTAAAATTGTTTTTTCAAACATTCCTAACCAGTAGGCAGGATGATCTTTAAAATCGATATAAACAGTTCCTGGAAATCCACTTTCTTGTGGTTCCTCAAACATACCAAATATTTTATCCGCATCGATCATCTTAAGTCGTTTATAACCCATTATAATGTTGATATTAGTGGGTTAAAGTCGAAGTCGCATCAGTTGGCGACTCCGACATTACCCGGTTAATATAAGTTATTCTTCTGGACTTGAATTATCTTTTTTCTTATTAATCCATTTATCGACAGATGCGATACCAAAAGATCCTAAAACCATTACCATGAAACCATCAAATACAATTTTATTTACAACAAACTCTCGACCCATATATCCGGTGATAATATCTACACTAAAGGCAATACATAGGAAAAGGAAAGCAATAAAACCAACAACACTCTTCTCATTGATAGAGTTATTGTCATCAAACAAATGCATAAAAAATTTTTTCATAATAGTTTGGTTTATAGTTATAAATATATTATTTTAATAAAGCATAAAAATGCTTGAAATGTTTAATACGATCGGTGAGTCCGATAGTACCACCATTTACTCTTTTAGTCATCATTGTAACAACAGCATCAGTATCACCTTTAGCAGCAATTTCATTTAATTTGTTCTTATGAAAGAACCAAGCCGCTGATAAAAGAGGATATTTAGTTGCTACTAAATCTGGATTACTTGTAATATCATCTTCAACAAATTTGTCAAATTCCATGTAATTTGCTTTACCTGTTAATTGGATGTAACCACGACCTCTAAATTTGTAACCTTCTTTAGAAGCCTCATCTCCATTACCCATACGAGAAGCATAAACTTTAGAAGCGATAGCCTCAGGTTTACGAGCATAAGACTCATTTAAATTTCCAGGGAAATACTTAGGAAAGATTTTCTTTAAACCATCAGCAGAGTAATTTAAATTCTCTGTTACTACTTTAAAGTTTCCACTCTCGTGAGCACATTGACCTAAAAAGTGAGCTAATTCTAATGGAGTATCCATTCCGAATTTAGTAACTACTAATGGAATTTGAGCTAAAACTCCGTCGGGAATATGTCCCTTTAAATTTTGAATATTCATATTATTTAATTTTTAAATTTTAAATTTTATTCCACACAAACCCACCAGCTGATTTAGACCACCCATTAATATTATTACTTATACTATGAACACTTACACCTGTAATTGAGCTAGCTTCATGTATGTTAGTATACTTTTTCAATAATATTCCATCTTTAGAAGACTGTGATACTGGTAAATGACGAGAAGGATTGGGTTTACCTAATTTAGATATTTTTAAATTTAATTTATGTTCTAGAGATTTAGGTTTTCTCATTTTATCAATAGTGGTAGGTTTATGCTTACTCTTGAAACCCTCACCACCATCAGTCATATTAACTAAAGGTCCTAAATTTCTATCTTTTCTTCCATAGAATTTTATCCATTCAATTTCCATCAAACAAGCATCATTCCAACTCAAATCTTCCATCAGTATTTGAACAATATATGGAGCTTTATTAATTATATTTAAAAAATGAAAATTTCTATTATCTTTAGTGTGTGCTCTATAGTATTTTTGTTTTCTGTAAGAGTCCTCACCTATACCTATATAAAATGGTTCATTCAAATCCTTTCTCCAGTATCTATATAAATAAGCCATAATTTATTTATTTAATTGGTATATTGTCCTAATAATTGTTTAGTTGATATAACTTTTTTAGGCTCATCTGATATTAGTTCAAATGGACCTATGAATTTTCTATATGAACCTGATTTTATAAAGTAATATTTTGATGTGTGTTTGATGGTTGCTGTTTTATTATAAGTACCTAGTAAATATTGAGCCTTACCTGATAATTGATCAAAACTGAAAATTTCAACTAAATCCTCTTCATTTTTAGTAAATTGAAAACGAATAGAATCCATCCATATAGCATACTTAACATCATTTAAGGATAATACATTGTAAGTAAAATTAGCCCATACTGTAGAAGATGTTACACATTGTAGAGAGGACATCATCATAAGTTGAATATCTGTAGATCCTACTATCCAAGCGGTATCAGTATACTCAGGACCATTTCCAACAAAGAAATCATTTTTATACCATTCATAATAAGGAGTAGGTCCACCATTAGTTGGATTAGCAGTTAAAGTGATTGTTGACTTTCTATTTACAGAAGGTGAGCCTAATATTGTAACTGATGTAGGTACTTTTGATACTATACCTACTTGTATTGTATTAGAATTAACAGTAGTAGTTGTAACACATGAAAGTGTTGATGTCATAGTACAAGATACAACATCATTATTTTTTAAATTAGAAGGAGTGAAGAATATAAACGTTGAATTGGTTCCAACATTCACACCATTTACTTTCCATTGAAAAGTAGGAGTACCTCCATATCGAGATAAGGCAGTAAAGAATAAAGTAGTACCTTCACAAACATTAGTTATCGGTACATCATTAGTAATACTATGAGTAGGAGTAACTTTTGTAGTTACATTCATTGATATTGTATTACTTGTAGCTGTAGTTG